GGGAGGGGTGCCCGAGCATGTCATCTGGGTCGTCGACCACGCCACCGCGATCGAGGCCCCACACACCGGAGCCGTGGTGCGCTACTCCAACATCGACCAGGCGATCCGCTACGACGGGTTCGTCACGATCCGCCGGTTCACCCCGTGGGACGCCGTCCCCATCCGCCCGCAGACCCCGACGCTCAAGCTCGGCGCGCACGGCACCGCGGTGCACCTGATGCAGGAGCGCCTGGTCCACCACGGCTTCTCGGTGGGCAAGTCCGGCATCGACGGCGTCTTCGGCCACGACACCCTCGACGCGCTGAAGGCCTTCGAGCACCACACCAAGCTGAAGGTCGACGGCGTGTGTGGCGCCGACGACTGGAAGGCCCTGCTGAAGTGACCGCCCCGAGCTCCACCACCTGAGAGGAAGCACCATGCCCAACGAGCTGCCCGGCGTCACCATCGCCGACGAGATCAAGGCGCAGACCATCCTGCTCGGCGCGCCCGGCGCCCAGGTCCCGGTCGTCGCGCCCCCGCGCACCCCGTTCGTCGCGTCGGTGTCGGTGAACCCGCCGAGCATCGCCGCGGCCACCCACGCCGAGGTCGACGTCACCGTCACCGGCGTGCACACCGGTGACCTGGTCACCGCGGAGTGCCCGGCCGCGGTGAACGACGACATCCTCCACGTCGGCACCCGGGTGAAGGCCACGAACACCGTCACGCTGCGCCTGTACAACCCGACCGGCGGTGCGATCGACGACGCGGCGCAGACCTGGGCGTTCAAGGTCTACCCGATCGCCTGAGTCGTGCCCGCCTCGCCGGACGAGCAGCCGTTCCTGCCCGCGTACACCGTGCAGCGCAAGCCGCTGCGCGGACGCAAGCGCGCGAAGGTCGCTCTCCGGCGAGGCGCCACCGGCGCGGTCACCGGTGGGGCGCTGGGGGCAGCACTCGGGGCGGTCAGTGGCCGCCGCGCCGCGGTGCTGCCCTCAGCTGCGGTGTCCGGCGCCGCCTCCGGTGCCCTCGCCGCCGCGACGACCCCACGGCAGGAGTACCTGATGCGCCGCGTGCATGGCGTGTCGGCCCGCCCGACGGCGCCGAACCAGAAGCCCACCGTGTACATCCGAGGCCGGGAGGCAGCACCGGTGCCCAAGGACGACGACCACGGCGTGGTCGGGAAGGCCGCGTCGTTCGTCGACGTCGGCCTGGTCGGCAAGGGTGTGATCGCCGACACCATCGGCAACGCCGTGCAGACCGCGCAGGGGGCACCCGGCACCCTGTCCGGTGGCCTCGCCACCGCGCACACCGCCTACCAGAACACCATGGCCGACCTGGACGCCCGCGCCGCCCGCGCACGCAAGAAGGGCCTCGGCGCGAACCTGTTCGCCGCGGTCGCCAAGCGCGACACCTCGACGCTGCCCTCCGAGTGGTCCAAGCCCGACCCCCGGCCCGGGCCCTACGACGTGGAGGCCCGCAAGCCGGCCGACCGGATCCGCGCGATCAAGGCCGCCCGCGACGGCCGGATGACCCGCTCCGCCGCGCGCACCGTCCGCGCCCGCCGCCAGTGGATCCGGGCCTCGTTCAAGCCGCAGGAGATCCAGACCATCCGGGCCGCCCGCGACACCCGTGACACCCAGCTGCGCGCCGGCTACCGCAGAGCCGACGACCGCCGCCAGGCTGAGGAGCAGGCCAGCAACGCCGGCGTCGCGATCCGCAAGATGTCCCGCCGCCAGCACCGCGACGTCGACGAGGCCGCCGCCGGCCTCGGCATCCTCGGCGCGTCCACGAAGCACGAGGACCTCGAGCAGCTCGCCCACCGCGGCATCAAGACGGTGCAGGCCCGCCGGATCGCCCGGGTGGTGCGCTCCACGAAGCGCCCCCGCGTCGACGGCGCCGAACTCGCCCCGTACCTGAAGGAGGGCATGAGCGCCCCCGCGCGCCGGCGGGCGTCGATGGCGCCGCAGCGCGCCGCCCGCAAGGCCGCCCAGCCGAAGATCAACGCGATCGCGCACGAGACGAAGCTCCTGACCCGCCGGATGCCCGACAAGGTCCGCGCCCCCCTGCTCGTGGCCGGGATGGGCGGCGGGACGCTCGCGGCGTGGCACGGGTCCCGGGACCTCGCGAAGTCCCTGCGCCGACGTGACGTCGACGCCGGGTTCGCCGGCGGGATCGTGGGCGCTGCCCTCCCGCAGGCCGTGGCCTACGGCTCCAAGCCGATCGACGACCGCATCGACGCGCACCAGAAGAAGATCAGTGACCGGATGGATGTGCAGGGCGCGCCGGGTGAGCGCAGCCCCCGCGACATCCTCAACGAGCACCGCAAGCGTGTCGGGCTGCCGCGCAACGCTGAGGCCGGTCACCCGGCGTGGCCCCGGTTCTTCGCCGAGTACCCCAAGGGAGTGCCGGGCTGGCGGTTCAAGCGCGGCATGGCCCGCGTGGTGTCCGGCCGGTCCGGGACGGCGGTGAAGCTCGGCTCCGTCGCGGCCGGCGCCGCTGCCGGGATCGCGACGTCGGTCCACCACCGCCAGGTCCACAAGGCGTTCGAGCTGCCATGACGCTGAGACTGTCTCGCCCGCCCGAGACGGACGACGAGCTCTACTACACCGTCAAGGCCCTGTGGGGCACGACGATCCCTCGTCACCGCTCCGACGCGCCCGAGTGCGCGGACCACGTCGCGCCGTTCACCGCGTTCGCCGACGCCTACTTCAACCGCGACTCGATCACCGACCCGCACAACCCGAAGGAGTCCAGCGTCGGGTTCTGGCACGGCTCCCGGGGCCTGTCCGGCAAGTCGTACACGCTGTCCAACCTGGGCCTGGCGAAGCCGTTCCTGCAGGGCGCGGAGGCCAACATCCTGGGCGGCTCGTTCACCCAGTCAGCGAACATCCACGAGCACATCCGCACCGCGATGGAGTCCAAGCACGCCCCCCGCGACATGATCGTCAAGGAGGGCAACGAGCTCATCAAGCTGACGAACAAGGCGCGGGTCCGGCCGCTGACCGCGTCGCAGAAGACGGTCCGTGGTCCGCACCCGCCGCTGCTGATCCTCGACGAGATCGACGAGATGGAACTCGCGATCCTCGAGGCCGCCCTGGGCCAGCCGATGGAGCAGATCAACTACCGGGACGAGGTCCTCATCCCGTACACCGTCATGTGCTCCACCTGGCAGAACCCCGACGGCACGTTCACGAAGATGCTGCAGCGCGCCGAGGAGTCGGCGTGGCCGATCTACCGCTGGTGCTACCGCGAGTCCTCGAACCCGATCGACGGCTGGCTGAGCCCCGAGCACATCGAGCGGCAGAAGAAGCTGATCTCCGGGGAGATGTGGCGCGTCGAGTACGAGCTCGGTGAGCCCTCCATCGGCAACCGTGCCTTCGACACCCCCTCGGTGGAGGCCACGTTCAATCTGCCGTTCAAGCCCGACGACATGATCGTGTTCAAGGAGACGAAGGACTTCGTCGAGTACCGCTTCGAGGACTGGGACAAGCGCTCCCGCTACGTCGCGGCGGCCGACTGGGGCAAGGAGCAGGACTACACCGTCATCGGCGTCTACAAGATCCCCAAGCGTGGGCCGGCGACGCTGGTGTACTTCGCGCGGATGAACCGCCGCCCCTACCCGCAGATGATCGGCTTCTTCAACCGGGCGATCCGCGACTACCGCGTCGACCCGCAGTACGCCGTGCACGACCGCACCGGCGTCGGCGTGGCCGTCGCGGACCTCGTCGACACCCGCGCCTACGGCTTCAAGTTCACCCCCGGGTCGAAGGCCGAGCTGGTCACCGAGTACGTCGCCACCGTGGAGACGAAGGCCGGCACCGGGGAGGCCCGCTACTCCCTGCCGCGGATCCCCACGATGTTCTCCGAGCACAAGTACTGCCGCACCGGGGACCTGTACTCCTCGGCTCAGGAGTTCCACCTGCCCGACTCGGTGGCCATGGCGGCCATGGCGAACCGCATCATCCGGGGCCTGATCCGGTTCACTGGAGGCAAGGGAGGCGAGGCCGTGGAGAAGGTCAAGGGCGAGCCGTCCCGCATCGAGAAGGTGCTGGGCGGCGAGGACCTCCCCGAGGACGACGCGCTGCGCCCCGACAACGACGGCGAGGGCCGGGTCATCCGCCGGGCCCCCGAAGCACAGGAGGACTCGGAGTACTCGTTCACCGTCTAGTGCAACGGCCCACGCCCATCCAGGCAGGAGACTGACCCCATGCCCAGGGACGACATCGAAGACATCGACCTCCTCGAGGAGCAGCTCGACCGCAGGGTGGGCCCCGAGATCGAGCTCGGTGTCTCCGGCCTGCGCCGCTCCTCGGGCATCGTCGACGAGGAGTTCCTGCCCCAGCTGCGCGGCCGGCGCGCCGTCAGCGTGTACCGCGAGATGCGGGAGAACTCGCCGGTCGTCGGGGCGTGGGTGTTCGCGATGGACCGGCTGCTGCGCGGCGTCGAGTGGAAGGTCACCCCGCCCGGCTCGTCGGACAAGAAGGGCCGCGCGAAGGCCGAGTTCCTCGAGTCGGTGAAGGACGACATGTCCCACACCTGGGACGAGTTCATCTCCGAGGCCCTCACCATGATCGTGTACGGCTGGTCGTGGCACGAGATCGTGTACAAGCGCCGCGGCGGAATGGACCACGACGACCCGACGCGCCGGTCGCTGTACAACGACGGGAAGGTGGGCTGGCGCAAGCTGCCGCTGCGTTCCCAGGAGACGATGCAGCGCTGGATCTTCGACTCCGCCGGCGGGATCCGCGGCATGGTGCAGCTCGCGCCGCCGCTGTTCAAGATGACGCCGCTGCCGATCGAGAAGTCCCTGCTGTTCCGCACCATGTCGATCAAGAACAACCCGGAGGGCTACTCGCTGCTACGCAACGCCTACCAGCCGTACTACTACATGAAGCGCACGCAGGAGCACGAGGCCGTGGGCATCGAGCGCGACCTCGCGGGCATGCCGACGATCACGCTGCCGATGGAGTACATCACCGCGCCGGCGAACACCGAGAACGGCAAGGTCATGGCCGGGATGCGGCGCATGATCCGCAACATCCGCCGCGACAACCAGGAAGGCGTGATCTTCCCCAAGATGCTCGACCAGGACGGCAACGACCTGTTCGAGTTCAAGCTCCTCGGCGGCGGCGGCACCCGCCAGTTCAACACCGACGAGGTCATCCGCCGCTACTCCGAGCAGATCCTCATGTCGGTCCTCTCGGACTTCATCATGCTCGGGCAGGCCGGCGGGTCCGGCTCCTACGCGATGCACACCGACAAGTCGGGCCTGTTCCGCGCCGGCATCAACTCGATCTCCCAGTCGATCGCGGACGTGCTGAACAAGCACGCGGTGCCGCGGCTGTGGAAGGAGAACGGCTGGAAGCTCGAGGACCTGCCGCAGTTCGAGCCGTCCAACGTCGACCCGCCCGACCTCGCGCAGCTCGCGTCCCTGGTGTCGTCGATGAGCAACGCCGGGATGACGTTCTTCCCCGACGCCGAGCTCGAGGACCAGATCCGCGACTTCGCCGGCATCTCCCCGCTGAAGGAGGACGAGCGGGAGGCCCGCGACGTCGAGCAGGCCCAGGCCGAGCTGCTGCGCCTGGCCGAGCAGCGCACCCAGCTGGTTACCATGTCCGCGCAGGCCCGGTCCGCGACGGCTGGCCAGGCTGCGGTGGGCGCCCCCCCTGGTGCCGGGCCGGCTCAGGCCCCCGGCGGACAGGCCGGCCCGCCGCAGCCGGCCCCCGCGGCCGCCCCCGACCTGGGCACCCCCCCGGCCGCTGAGGAGCAGCAGATCCCCGACCTCGGCGCCCCGAAGCTCTCCGTCGTCGGCAAGCGGCTGCACCGCCACCACGAGGACATGCTGCGCGCGGCACCGGCCAAGGTCGCGGAGAACCCGGCGGTGGCCCTGACCACCGGTGCGGCATCCACCCTGCCCCCGACCAGCAAGATCGGGGTGGTCGGCCGCGCCGCGGAGAAGGCACGCAAGCGCAAGATCGAGCAGGCCCGCATCGCCCGCATCGTCCCCGGGCCGCGTGAAGGAGACCCCCAGTGACCGGTCTGGACCACGCCTTCTTCGGCGCCGACCCGCGCGACCCGAACTTCGACATCGACCAGGCCCGCGCGGCGTACCGCTACCTGCGTGACGGCGGCCCCGAGGCCGAGCTGGTGTTCAAGTGCGCGGTGTTCGACGACATCCAGCGCGAACTCGCCGTGATCAAGCCGGAGGTCCAGGGCCTCGTCGACGAGTGGGCGTCGGAGCGGATCTCGAAGATGGTCGGGCGCCTCGAGCGCGCCGGCGGACGCACCGCGACGATCATCTCCAAGGCGCTGGTCCCGGTCGCGAAGGCGATCGCCGAGGACGCCGTCGACGAGTACTCCGAGCAGGAGCGCTCCGCGAACGCCAAGCGCCAGTCCCGTGACCGGCGCGGCCGGTTCGTCACCATGGGCCGGCGCATCGACTACACCGTCCCGAAGATGCCGCACGCCGAGGCCAACGCCCTGGGCATCCCGATGCTCGCCGACGAAGCGGGCAAGCACCTGCCCGACGCCACCCAGTACGCGTTCCGCGCGGCCAAGCAGCAGACCGCGGACATGCTCAGGGGCGCCCACGAGACGGGGGCGCTGCACGAGGTCCGCGCCGCGTACCACAAGCCCGGCGGCCACGACGAGAACGGCGTGTACAGCCCGGAGGCCAACGAGCTGCAGACCTACCGCGGCGGCGTGGACTGGGACGACCTGGCGAACATGCACGCCAACGGTTACAAGCTCATGGGTGTGCAGGCTGACATCGACCGCGACCTCAACGTCGGCGGTGCCGCGTTCGACCTGATCACCGCGGCCGGGGTGTCCCCCGAGACCGCAGGCTCCCTGGTCGGCGGCGCGAAGGCGAACGACTGGGCCGACTTCCAGTCGAAGTGGAAGACCCAGGGGCAGGCCAACACCCCGCGGGCCCGGTCCTACGCCCGCGTCGAGGCCG